ATTGTTGTCAGTTGCGCGTGTAAGCACCCAGTTTGTTGCCCCGCTGCCTACGGTGGTAACGGTGTAAACGCCGTTCTCAGCCCCGTTAGTTTGCAAGCGCACCATCACGCGGTCTGCGGAGGAAAGCGCGATACCGTCAACAGTCAACGCCACCTGTGTGCCAGCATTTGTCAAAGTTGCGCCAACACCTGAGTTTGCGCGTGTGGCATACGTTAGGCCGGTAGCGTTGGTCAATCCGGTAATCTGCGTCCCGTCAAAAGTCAGAGACAGCGTCAACTGGTTGGCTGCAGGCACTGAAAAAACAAAATACGCCGTGTTCGTAGACAGGCCGTTACCCGCAGTGCTGTACAGCCAAATCTGGTCATTCACAACAAGGCCGTGGTTGGCCGATGTAGTCACCGTTGTGGTGCTTGTGATCGTAGTGATGTTGAACGTGGTGCCGCCCTGAGCATAAGTGGCCGTCAGGTTGCCTGTTGTCTCCACGCGCACGGGCTCATGGATGTGCAGCCCTGCAGTGACTTGCTGGTCAACATACTGTTTGGTGGCTGCTTGCAACGCCAGTGTTGGATCGGCATCCAGCAAAACGGTAGATTGGAACTCGGCAGCCCCTGTGATGGTGGCTGTGCCTGCCACGGAAATATCACTGGCCAGCTCTACGGACTGATCCGCGCCCTTAATGCGAACGGCTTCGTTGCCCACATCCACACCGCCCGCAAACAAAACCACGTCTTTGCCGGTCGTTTCGTTACCGAGGAAGAAATCGTCGCCTTGGTGAAACACGTAACCAGAGTTTGGCGTGAACAGGGGGTAGTCCACCGACGTGTAGTTTGAGCTGCTGATGCCCATGTCGGTGAAGTACGTGAAGCCATCCGTGGTCAGGTCGTTGTACGCCACAAAGTCCGCAGAAGCCGTGTCGCCATCGCTTTGGTTCAAGTTGTACACCTGACCAAACGAGTTCACGTTTCCCACAAACTTACCCAGCTCAGCCTCAAGTGTGGGGTTGACCGTCACACCAGAACCCAAAATGGTGATAGGCCCGCCGTCAATCAACGTCTGGCCATCAGGCTCTTCGTAAATCGCACGCTCAGCGGGGTACGTGACAAACACGTCCTTGGTCCCAGCCGAGAAGTTCACCGCGCTACCTGCGTTGCTGGACTCGTACACCGTATCACGCGACAGTGTGTACGTCCCTGCGGTGTTTGTAACTGTGCCCTTGCCTACCTCCCATTCGGAACCAGACTGCGCCGCAATGGTGTAGTACGTGATGTTGCCGTTACCAATCGCGCTGAAGTCTTGGTAACCGCTGGCCGCAGAGCCGAGCGTGAATGTCCCCGTGCCTGTTGTAGTGGCGGAAACTTTGACCCGGTCTTTTAAAACGATGATGGCCATTTGTGCCTCTTATGTCTGTGTTTGCACTGTGTGCCAAGTGGTACTCTGGCTGTCATCCACAACGCCCCAAGCAACGGTTTGATTCGCGTTAATGTTTGCCCAAGAAGCTGTCTGACTAGCGTTTATGTCGCCCCACGAGGCCGTTTGGCTGTCATTGATTCCGCCCCAGTTAACCGTCTGGGAGTCATTGATGACTTCCCAAAGAAGGCGTCCAACAAACGCATCGGCTGCTGTGGCGCTGTCTGTGATGGTAACGAAAAACACGGCGCTTGCCAAGAACACATCAAGGGCATTTGCGGTCTCGCTGACCTGAGCGCTGAACGTGGACGGTGCCACTAAAGTGGTCGCGCTGCCAGATGCAGTTTCGCTGGTTTGAACGGCAAAGCCTGCGTTAGAACTTGGAGTATCCAAACTGGATGCGGTGTCAGATACGTTTGCAAAAAAGCCCGCCGCTGCTTCTGCGGTGTCCGAGGCGGTAGCCGTATCCTCAACAAACACGGAATATGCAAGGCCACCAACAAAAAGATCAGAGACTGTGGCCGTTTCTGCTGCCGCAGCCAGAAACACAGCAACCGCCAAATACGTGTCCGTCAAAGCCGCAAACGCGTTCTCTTGTACAGCAACTGGCCAGACGGCAAGTGCGCCAAACGTATCTGAGGCGGTCAGCGTATCTGCATACGCTACGGGAAAAACTGCAGATGCGGCTTCCGTAGAAGACGCTGTCACAGTCTCAGTTATCGCCGCGCCGAAGGTGGATGACGCAACCTGTGTTGTATCGGAAATGCTAACAGTGTCCGCTTGCGCGGTAGCAAAGCTCACCAAAGACGCGACAAACTGCGAAGCCGCAGCGGACTCCGCGACACTTACGTCGTAGGAAATCCCTGCGTCTCCAGTCGCCCCCAGTGGGGCCGCAGCAAGTGGCGCGAACCCAAGCACTGAGAAGCGCCTTTAAGCTGCGTCAAGGTTAAAAGTGTATGTGACGTTCAGTGTGTCGCCTGCCACCACGGTGCGATCACCGGGGGACAGAAAATCCGCCTCAGAAAACAACACGCCAGAAGTGCCGCTGGACACTGTACACAGGAACGCACCAGCCACCACGCCGCCGGAGCCGGAGATGGTGAATGACGAAGGCGAGGCGCTGTTGCTGATAATCGATGGGTCGGCTGTGGTTGCAGTGCCAAAAGTCACAGCCTTGCGAGAACCTGAGTAGTCCGTAAATTCCGTCCAGCCTGCGTGAGAAGCCAGTGTGTCGGCAGCAGCGTATGTGGTGCTGGAGCCGGGTCCAAGAACCAAACCAAGAAAAAAACCTGCTGTGTAGACAGAACCTTTAAAGTACTGCGTGTTCATGTCCTGCAAGCCTTGGTTTACCACAAGGTTGTGCATGCTGTCTTCCCATTTCAGATTGCCATCTTTGTCGAGGCACTGAACGTGGTACACACCACCAACTTGAGCGGAAGTGGAGAAACCTGTTTTTGCAACCAAGCCTGCGGATGCGGCATCACCGGACTGTGCTTTTTCGTTGAACATCTTAAACCCCTTTAGGAAATACGGATCAGCGCACTGGTCGCTGTGTTGGCGGGCATCTGCACCGTAAAAGTTGTGGTCGTCGTTTTGTCCGACCCAAAGTCCAGCACGGCAATCGCTTTGTTGCTCTTGCTGGCATTGTAAATGAGGGCTCCGCGAGCGGTGAAGTTGGCAGGGTTCCACACGGTATCTGCAAAGTCCACGTAAGCTGTGGTGTCAGCGGTCAGCACCGTCACGCCAGTCATTACGTTGCCGCCAGCCGTGTAGCCTGTGCCAGACGTTTCGCCGGTTGTGGTGTACGCCGTGGTGGCCGCGCCAAGATCAGCCGTGGCCAAGAACAACGCCATCTTGATGGTGTCTGTCTCAAGGTCGTGCACCCCAAGCAGGATGTCCTGCTTGAAGCTCGTGGTGAGGGTTTGGTCAAATGCCATATCATCTCACCCCGTTGTTCTGCGGCAATGGTGCCATACGGTACTGACCGTTGCGGTACGCATCGCTGCGCTCCATACCATCGCCCAGACGTTTGGCCATTCCCAGTGCTTCGGTGTACTTGGTGTTGTACAACTGCACCATGTCGGCCTCACCCTTCATAAAGGTGATTGCCTCAACCAGCGAACCGTACAGCAACACAGAGTCGAAGTTGTCGCCCAGCCATGTCTGACCGGATGCTGCTACGCTGATCGACTCAGGGTAATAGTAATAGTGCAGCTCAACCGTATACGCCGCTGCTGGCGTTGGGCCCATGATGAACGACAGCTCATTGGTGATAACTGGCGAGGCATCATTTGTTGTGGTGGGACCAAACAGCGCGTAATACTTTGGCAGACCTGTTGATGTTGGCGTTGGGTATGCCTGCCGGATGAAGTTCACATCCTTGTTCAACAGATACTCGTACGCGCCTGTAGCGTCCACGACAGCCAAAGAGTACACAGCCAAGAAATCTGCAGGAGATGACAGATACTTGTTGTTTGCCGTGGTCAGGCCTGTCACGTTCTTGCGCAACGAAGGGAACTGCACCGTGTTGTAGATGCGCTGCTCCGCCTGCGTGACAAACACCGGAATGTTGTCAATGAAGTCTTGGTCAAAGTTCTGCGTG